CTGCAATCATCAACTCAGTCAACTTCATCAACAATGCTTTAACTTCAGGATCTCCAGCATTTTGCGCTGATAACCCTTGAGCATTGATTGCTTCAATAAGCTCCTTGTTTGAGTTAGAAACGTCTACCTTGACATCGACCATTGGGACACCGTTTTGATAACGCATGTCTTCTTCATTCTTTGCATCTACAAAGTTTGCAGCAAGCATGATCGCCTGGTCGCCAGACTTGTTCTTTCTGATGTCCGCTTCGTATTCCAACAGAATCCATTCACCGTTTGGCTGAACAAGCTTGATGTGCTTGAGCATGCTTTCTATCGTCTTACCGATCTGCACTCGATAAATGTCTTCATCAACGTAGTTGAGCATTCCAGAAAGACGCCATTCTGCAGTCTTCAGGCGTGTTCGGTAACCTGAATATTCCTTTTTCATCTTCTTATCGACGAGTCGATTGTTCATCTCATCTTTCAAGATATCCATCAGGATGTTGGGTTGAATAATGAACTTTGTCTCATCGTTCTTACTGGCACTTTCTGCCATCATCAACTTGTAAGGGGATACGTTTTTAGCGGCTTGATCAAGCAAGGACATTTTTTATGCTCCTATGAGGTGAAATCTTCTTCGGGTTCAGGCAAATCATTTACTTTTGCCCGTTCTACCAAATCTTTAACCTTAGAACTCCGTTTTGACTTCGGCTTAGATTTGGTTGCTTTTACATCAATAACATTATTTGGCTCTACAGTGTTGTCTTCTGTAGTTACATTATCCATATCGTACTCATCGATAGTAATACCAGAGCCAAAGTCTGATTGAATATCGTGTTCAAGTACAGCTGTAGTTTTTGGCGTCAAAGGAAGGTACTTACAGATTCGTCGAATGACAGTCTTGCGCCACATTTCTTCTGTGTGCTGTGACCATGGGCCTGAATCTGGACTACGAGAGGACTTACGAATGCGATTGATTTGATCTTTTCGCATGACTTCTACTTGGCGTTGACCATCCTTGAAAAAACAAACCGCATACGCCAGCTTGAGTTCTCCTGGGTCATCGTAGTTGACCTTATGCTTCAACACTTCTCCACCTTCAAGATCAAAGAAATGTTCAAACTCATCGTTTTCGTGTACGACTCTGGCAGCGAAGTGTGCCACTTCTCCAGACCTCTTTACAAGATCCATCAATCCTGTGTACTCGATCCAAAGTTCAGCTTCAAAAGTCTTGGCTCGCTTGTTCCACATCGGTACAAGAGACGCTCTATGTAGAACGCCACCAGCAACCAAATCCAGTTCGCAAGCTTTAGCCAGAGCCATGTATACGGAAGTCGGACTGCATTGAACAATCTTCTCGTTCTTCACGGCTTCAAACATTGCCACCCGGATGATGCGATCAACATCAGTTCCTTTCGGTGCAATCTTAATCAGACTGCCTTTCTTGCTTTCAAGGTACTCATTGAGCTGAGTAACTTTATCTCTGGTACTAAGCGCCGTTGTCATTCTTCAGCTCCTTGACACGAAGCATTCGTGTCCCTTCTTTTTCAATCAGATATTTATCGTACATTTCTGGCTCTGCTTCTCGGAACGAACGTTTATCAAACGTCTTAGTGTTTTTGCTTTTCTTCCAAGTAGCAATCCCTTGAATACCAGGAGACTCACCTATCTTTGCCCGAAGCAAGTTTTCCAGTTCTTTCTTCTTCGTTTCGATTTCTTTGTATTCTTTTTTGACCTTCACTAATCTTTCGTGCAGATCTTTTTCGGCTACTGTTGCTTCTCTCAAAGGTTCATCTTGAACTCTTGAGTGCAACTGACCGAGAACTTTCATGCATTGATCAGTTGCATCAACATCTGGAGGAACTTCTCCATCGACGTGCTTTTTCCACCAAGCGTCCGCTACATCAAGTATTGCTTCACCAAGCTCTTTGTCTCGTTCAATCCGATATACTCTGAAGTCATCAAGGCCAAAGAGTGTTGCAATATCCCAGTACGGAGCATCAAAAATCTCCATGTACACACGCATCTGCAACTCTACATCTAGTGGGACATCTGTAGTGCCAGAGTCTCCCCATCCCTTTCTGAATCGGCGCGTTTTAGCGTCCATTCCGAATCGAACGCCGTTTTGCTCTACAAGTCGGTCAGGAGTTCCAAAGATGCGTGACCGAGTCGGATGCCATGTCAATCCCTCTTCCCAAAGGTTACATCCCTTCCCTAGATGGAGTTCATAAAACTCACAGACATACTTCTCCATTACACGGCCACGCATCAGAATCGCGTTGTCTTGATCCTCGGACTCAAACAGTCCAGTCTTCTCGGACCAAATCTTAAATAAGCTGTTCTCAAACGAACCAATCTTTTCAGAAGCATCAGCTCCCGCCATCATAATGCAGGCGATATCTGTGCCACCCAAACCTTTTTTACGCTCGGCAAGCCAAGCTTCTCTCTCTTCTTGGTTCATTGTTCCTCTCTTGTTGGTGAGAGTACTCCTTAGCCTGAAGTGTGTCAAGGAGCCACACCCTAAGATGGACAAAAGATGTCCGTTTAGATAGTGTAGAAATCAAAGGTGTGTCTTATGGTCGTAGCTGACTATCGAAAAAGTTTACCAGGGCGAAGCACGCGAGTGTCTTTTGTGCATTGGCTTAATGGCGAACTTGTACGTTTTGAACTTAAGATCAGCATAGGGTATCTGCGAGATCTTGAAAAAGGCAGAAAGACACCATCACTTCCACTGGCAATTGGCATTGAGCGAGCGACTGGTGGTATTGTCTCAGTAAGAGAATGGCCTGGACTTTCCCCACGCCTACGTTTGTAATTGGAGTCACAAATGAGTTTGAAAGATAGAGTTGAAAGCCTTCGCCAATGCCGTCGTCCTGGCACGTTTCTTTTCGAAAAAAGGACTACCTTAGATGCCGTCAATACTCTGTTCGCATATGTGAGCGAACTTGAAGACGCTTTGGCAGAAGCAAAGAAGCCAGCGCCTAAGAAAGCGCCTGCTAAGAAAGCGCCTGCTAAGAAGAAAGCACCGGCAAAAAAGAAGTCTTAGGCTTCGTGTTTGTCGGACATTGACAGTAGCAGCTCCAATGCTGCTGCTGTCTTTACCTTCTTCATATGTTCATTGATTGATTCAATGCAGTGATCACGTGTGATTGAACTGACAACAAAGTCGCCTTCATCATCTGATACTTCAATAGCATCATCTTCTTGTATGACATTCCAGCAAGAAGGCTTTTGCCACTGTTGTTTGATTGCGTCTATTTCCATGGCACATTCATTCCAATAGGTTTCTTTCACCGATTCCTGTATGTGGAATAATAACTGTTTCCGACCATTTGTTGATAATGTTCTTCATCATGCAGTTAGCAACGTTGTTTGTTTCTTGTGCGAACACATCGCTTTGCATCACACAGCTAGCCCAAAGCATTTTGGATGTGTCCTGCAGTTTTTTTATAATCGGTGCCGTCATTGACATCGCATAGTGAGGTGAGATGCGAGTCCATGCATATATTTTGTCCAAATCAAAATCATCAGAAACATACCCATCGTCAAATAAATCATGCATCATTTCTCTGATGTATTCGTCTATTTCTTCAATAGAACAAATCTCTGTCCAAGCGTGTGAAAATTCGCGGCTAATAAAAACATCAATCCCAAATCCAATGACATTGTAAAAGTGTCCACACTCAATAAAATCTTTTACTCGATTCGCTTCTGAGTATAAGTAGAACGTTTCATTACCTGGAAACATCCTTACGTCATTATGGGCAGTGCCAGAGCAAAGACGATCTTTGTCTTCTTCAGTTAGGTATTGATCGATTACTTCTTGAACATCTTTTTTTTCTGCTTGCTGCATTTCAGCTTCCTCTACTGTCTTCATTGTCTACTACTACTGATGGTTTTTCAATTTTAATGACGTTGTCTTTCTTCATCTCTACCCAAACGTACTTTCTATCTCCATACACACGGCGACGAACACGCTCGTAGCCAAGCTGGCGCATGATGTCTCCGACACGCATTTCAGATGCTCTGCTCATCTGATACTTGTCCAGCTTCAATCCCTGCTCCATCAAGTCTGTAGTAGAAACATTGACACCGTTTGCTTTGATGTATCGTTCAATGATCTCATGCCATGGATCAAACTGACGGAAATCAGAAGACTGTTCGTTCAGTTTTTCTTGTGTTTCGTTCTCAAGATACCACTTCTCTCCGTTCTTGTAGGCCACCACAGCCTCTGCCCAGAGTTGATGACGGTTGTGTTCCGTCCAGTTGGTATCCATTTTACCGACTTGAATCGGCCAATAACGCCTTGAGCCGGTCTCATCGGTGATGAACTCAGCCTTGTTGGTCGTTCCACAGAACACCGTGTGGCGCTTCAATGTCACAGTCTGGCGTGCATATGGAAGCCGAAAGGTATCCTCTTGAGCAGACAAAAACGCCTTAGTGCTGGAGTTTCTTGCTCTTCGAATCGAGTCAAGTTCAGCAACTTCGTAAATCCATGCGCGATGAATCTGCATGTAGGCATTGCTTGATCCGATGTCCATAGGTGTATCGCAGAAGTACTCAGGCGACCCAAGGATGCGAAAGGTCGTGCTTTTGCGGGCGCCCTGGGGTCCAACAAGGATGAGGACACAGTCGGCCTTACAGCCAGGTTCCATGGCTCTGGCCACGCATTGTATCAACCAACGACGACCAATCTCTCGGTTCAGCTTATTGTCTTCAGTTCCGCACGCTCGGACAAGCCACTCATCCATTCGGGGAACACCGTCCCAAACAGATTTGTTTAGCCAACTAGTCAGTGGGTTGTGACCATTTACTTCTGCAATGTAGTTCGTCGCTTCAACGATTGAATCGGTCGTGAAATGAACATTGTAGTGATTGTACATCCAACGCTTGATGCGGGTGTAATCTGTATCCTTAAGAGGATTGTCCTTCATGTAGATGGCATTGCTAAACTCGTTAAGCCAGATTCTCTTCTTCCAACGCTTATCTTTCTCCATAATCGTGATGAGGTTTGGAACCGTAGGCTTTATCTTTTGAGTGCCATCCTTGTTCGTTTGCATCTCAAGGTGACTGATGACTTTACCGTCTGCACCTTCATCGCCGTTCTTTTCTTTGCGCTTTTCGGCCATCGCCAACAAATCAGATAAACGAGGAGAGCCTGGTTTGCCATCTATTACCGCATCAATATCAAGCATCGGCTTCCCCCATGAGATCCTCTAAAGGAATCCTGTAAGAGATTCTGTCACCAAGTTGCAATTGAATCGTTGAAGCATATTCTCGGCCCTGATCATCGGGGTCAGTACCAATATATATTTTAGTTTTTTTAGGTATTTTCAGTTTAGAAACGATTCCAAAAGAACCAGAAGTACCGCCTAAAACTGCAATTTTTAAGCCTTGGTCTTCAACTTCAGCAGAACATTTCATAAAGTCTGTGATGCCTTCAACAAATAAAAGACCATCTAAATCTACTGGCAAGCCTCTCATCATCTTGACCGCAAAACGGTTGGGCATGAATAGACCTTTGGCTTCGTATCCTTTAGGCCAGAGCGTCTTAGGTCCTACCTCTGGAACATCGATTGCCCTTGCGTGTAAGCTAGTCAACTGACCCTTATCGTTAAACGCAGGAACGATGATTCGCCACAAGTTGCTCCGTCCACCTGGCCACCAAGTAGGCCACTCGTATGCTTTGTATTCGGGAGTTACTCGAGCTACACCAGATCTAGCGAGTGCTTCAAGATTTAAGTTCCTGCTCTTCAAAAACGATATTGCTTTGTCATCTTTACTGAGCTGATGCAGTTTAAGTGACGATCCCCACAACTGTTGAACTTCACTGAGAGGTGGCCTTGCTCCTCTTAACTTTTGTGGTTTATCAAAAATCTTTGCGCCATCGTTAATCTCTCCATCAAACCAAACTTGAACCTTCTTCTTATTCATCTGGTCAAGTTGACTGAACTTTGAACCACCAATCTGAAACGATACAAGGTCTATGCCTGATCCTTTTGCCTTACACCTGTGACACATCCAACCAATGTTTTCACTATTCAGGCCAATCGTTCCACGTTTGTCGTTTGAACCACGTTCAACTGCGTGACAGTTTGGGCATGGACCCCAAGAGTTACCTCTGAATGATTTAAGTCCAAGTCTTTGCGCTACTTCTGATACTGCTATTTTCTCTGCTTTCTGCAACCACACGGTGAGATCTCCATTTACATAGATACTTTAGGGAAGAGGGGGAAAAGTTTTCCACAGGGGAGATGTGGCTACTGCTTCTCAATCTTGTACTTGAGCGTTCCATCAGCAGTGATCAACAACTGCATAGAAACACCAACAGTACTTCGACAACGCTGTGCGTATTTAGCGAGCAAGTTCACTGATATAGGCTTACGTGTGCCATTCAATGCATGCCAAATATGCGTGTGCGATACCCCAAACACTCGACCGGCTTCACGGTATGTGTCTGCTACTTCATCTACCAAAGCCTGCAAAGCTGGATTGGTATTGATGATAAACTCTTCTGTACTCGACATGTGTTTCTCCTGTCTGGTGTTGTCACCGTAGTTAACGCGCCCAAGATTGTCAAAGCGAGTATCTACATTTAGAGAGTGCATGGTCTTAGCGAATGCTATAGACTTTGATACAATAGTTTCATCCATCTTTTGGAGAAGACATGGCGCTCAAAGTATCTGGTTTTTCTAGCACTGCTGCTACGTATAAGCTCATTAACAATACTGACTCCGATGAAAACGCAGAAACCGATCTGACTGGTACTAGCGGAAAGATTTACCAGATTTACATTTTGAACGGAGCTGGCACGCACACTTCGTACACTAAGTTTAAGCTTACTTCTGGAGTAGTAACACCAGGAACTACAGAGCCAGACATGATGTTAGTTGCTGGACCAAGCACATCAGAAACCTATGAGTTTCCAAATGGTTTAGCGTTTGATCAATTAAGTTTTTGGACTACCCGTGATCCTGCTACTTCGGATACAACGGCTCCAAACTCAACAACTGTAACTATTCTCTGCACTTGAGGTTGAAATGGCCGTCACTACAACCACCGCATCCAATCCTCTTATTACAACGATTGTTACTGATACTGATTCAGACACTACTGTGGAAACTGCAGCTGGTGCAGCTCAATATTTATATTTTGTTGAAATCACAAATACGAATACTGTGGCCGTATACACAAAGTTGATTCAAGCAGCGAATAGTTCGACAACCTCAACTCAACACTACATTCAGTTGTATTGTCCAGCAAACACGACTTGCTACTTCTACGTACCAGCAAGTGTTGCTATTTCTACTGGGATTCAATTCTATACTTCCACTGCTGGTGGAGTAGGTAGCCAAACCAGTCCAACGAACGATGTGACCGTTAAGCTTGGAATGACTGCTCAGTAATCAATAAAACAATCGGCTGCACCATCGACTGCATACAGTTTGCTGTTGCTTTTGTTCTTACCTTCACCGTAATAAATCAATCCTCTTTGGTGAAGATCGTTTGTGGCGCCTAATACAGCGTTGAACATTCTTTTTTTCGTTCCCCAGCCAGTGTATAGATCCTCATAGATTGTGCGGATTGTTTCTTCTCCTGGCTCCGAAAGGATGTAGGACAAGACCACACCTCTCATTGAAGATTTTTTTACTGTCGTCGTAGGTTTGTTTCTCATTTTATCTCCTAAAAACTGGGGCGAATGGATTCGAACCACCAACTTCCTGGGTAACAACCAGGCGTTCTGCCAATTGAACTACACCCCATCAATCGTTTAAATCTCCGTGTGTGTCGCACATTCCCCACCGAACACATCCTTGCTCTCCAGGTGGCGCTGCAAACAACTCAAACTGCTTGCCCCCCCACTTAGTTCGTGACCATTGGACTACACGGTGGATAGACCAAGTATCGCCATCGCGCTTTCCTGTTTCCTTGTCGGCTCGGGCCGTTGGATTTTGAAACCACGTAGGTGGATATTTCAGGTTCTCCACTGGTTCGCCTCGGTCTTCATATCTTTTGATAGCCAACTGATGTACGTCTTTCTCCAAATCAGCGAGCAGATCTATGCGTTCTGGATAGTTTGCAGCCATCATTCTGATCTCGCTCTTGCGAGCAAATACGCATGGGTAACAACCAACACGTTCTGAAGGGTTCTGACCTAAGTACAAAGGGTTTGGTCGAACCCCATACTTCTGATGAATCTCGATTACATCTTCAATCTTCCATTGGTGAATAGGTCTCCAGACCTCACAGTCGAACGTGTCAGACCATTCCCACTCACCCATCTTAGCGCGTGACATAGACTCCTGAGCTCGTATGCCAACCACGTTGACTGGCTCATCATCCATACCTTTTAGGTAATCTCTAGCCGGATAAACCTTTACCGATTGAGTACACCACCTACGAATACGACTTGGAAACATACCTTTATGGATCACCCAACGAACCATGGGAGAGTACCACCCAAGTCGTTTTTCATACTTTTGAGCCAACGCTTCAAGCTCAGGTGTGGCCAACTCTTTCTTGGCTACCAACCGCTTGATCGGTCCAACAACTGTTGGCAGGTAGTTCTCGACGTAATCATACGTGTCAGGATGCTCCCAACCCGTGTCGAAGAAGATGGCCTCGTACTCGAGACCAAGCTCCTTCATGTATAGACACGCAGCTGTGGAGTCCTTGCCACCGCTGACTGACACGACAAT